TAATACAAATCCTGAAACCGCACCTCCAGCAAGCTAAGAAACGCAAGAAAGGGCGTAAAGCTTCTAAGCCTAGAGCTGTGCACGTAAATCGCCGTGTAGAACTTTATTACACTCGGCAATTGCTGGCTATATCTAAGTTCTGTCAGGATCAAACAAAGGATCTAGTCATACCTACAGTAGGCCAGAACATAGGTGATGCTTGGTTTTCGGACATGATGTGGACGTTTCAGGAAAAACTAACAAAATATGTTGTTGAGGTTTCTCGACCATTGGCCACAAAAGTTGTAACTGATACACAAAAGGAAGTAGACAAGCAGATTGCAGAGCATACCAAATCAATTATTGGTGTGGATCTAACGCCTTTCTATCGAGCTGCTGACATTCAGGATGAAGTAGACCTAAATATTACAGCCAATGTCAGCTTGATTAAGTCTATTCCTCAGCAATACGCCGATAAGCTTGAAGTATTAATCACCAATGCTTTGCAGACAGGACAAACAAATCAAGATCTAGCTAAAGAGATTAAGGCATTAGGACAATCTACTGATTACCGTGCACGTCTTATCGCTAGTGATCAGATGGGCAAGATTAATGGCCAAATTAACCAAGCTAGACAGCTATCAATGGGTGTTGAGACATACACATGGCAAACGGCGAAAGATGAGCGAGTACGACCAGATCATAAACATAAGCAGGGTAAAACCTTTAGATGGGATTCACCGCCAGATGGTGGGCATCCCGGTCAGCCTATCCGCTGCCGTTGTACGGCATTGCCTAATTATGAGGATATTTTAATTGACTAGCATATACTGTTTAAGATAATTAAAAATAAGGGGTTTAGGGTGGCAGAAAAGAAGGTGAGGGATAAGGCAGAAATCAAGGAGGCGGCTGATCGTTATAAGGTTTTATTTGACTTTTATAAAGGAGAATATGATGCATTGAGAAATGATTATTATAAAGTTGAAGATAAAGCTGCTAAATATTTTACATCCTTATCTGTTTTATCAGGGATTTTATTAGTCTTATTTAAGGAAGTTGTCAGCGGTTTCCAATTAAGCATCCTTTCTTCAATTAAGATTATCGTTTTGAGTGTGCTTGTATTAAGTTTATCTGCTGCATGGCGATTTATTTTTATGGCCTTAAAGACAATTCAAATTAAGACTTTTCCTTATAATCAAGCAGGAATTAACTACTTTAATGAAAATGATCTAGATATCTTTTACTATTCGATGTCAATAAATTATGTTGATTTGATTAAAAGCTATAAAGAAGCAATTGAAAGTAAAACTCAATTTCTTAATCGAGCATTTTCTGAAATTAAGTTTTCTGGTTTGGTGTTATTAATCTTTCTAACTATCTTTTTCGTTGATAATATATTTTTATCTTAAACATAACTCAAGGAAGCACTTGTGAGCGAAAATAAACCACCTGAATACGTACCACCACCGCAATCAGAACTTGTTACTAAATCTAAAGACAAGCCTGCTAAACCAAAGTAATTAGTTTTAAAAAATAAACCCACCATCTGGTGGGTTTTTTATTGAGCGCAATTTATGAAAAACATTTACCTCTTCAAGGTAGGTGACTTTACGCCAAGTGAATCATCACGCTCATTTACCAAAGAAGGATATTTGAAGTGTGTCAATGTTCGCTTAGCTAAAGCGCCTCAGGTCCGTCAGTACTATGCCTATGAGTTTCCATCATTAGAGGGTTATTCAGCAGAACAGATCATCAATATCTATACGCCTGCTGAAGAACTCTTTAAGCCTGAAACGATCGCAAGTTTTAATGGCGTAGATGCTACCGACTATCACCCACCTAAAAATGAAATTAATGCCTCCAACTGGAAGGATTATCACATTGGTTATTGTGAGAATGTCCGACAGGAAGGCGATTATTTAGTGGGTGATCTGCTCATTAAGGACAAGATCAGTATTGACCTTATTCAAAGTAACGAGCGTATTGAAATGTCGCTTGGCTACGGGGCCTTGTTAGTTGTTGAGCAAGGTACAGCTCCAGACGGTACGCCGTACCAAGCTAAATTTATCAATTTTAATGGTGATCATATAGCTCTCGTTAAATACGGGCGCTGTGGTGGTGATTGCCGAATCGGTGACGAAAAGCAAACTCCAAAGGGGAAAACAATGGAAGTAAGTGTAAACGGTATTCGTTTTGACATTGGCGATAATAAGCCCTTGGCGGATGCATTAAAGCAGCAACAAGATCAGCTTGAAAACTTGAAGGCTGCAAAACTTAAAGTCGGTGATAAGCAATTTTCTATCGGTGATGAACTAAACGCAGTTCAGGCGGTTGTAGATCAATTGCATACCGATAAAACCACTCTTGAGCAAAAAGTCGGTGATCTGGAAAAGAACCAGATGACACCAGAAAAGCTCGAACAAGCGGCTACCGAACGTGCTGCTGTGATTGCTGACGCTAAAGCATTGGTTCCAACAGTTAAAACTGAAGGCTGCACATGTGAGCAAATCAAGCGTGATGTGATTGCGGCTAAAGCGGGTGATGCCTTGGTTGGGGCTGTGCTGGGTAGTGTTGCTGTAGGCGATGCAAAACCTGATCAGATCGACACAGTATTCCGCGCATTGTCTGCTGTGAAAGGTACACAACCATCAAATCCTGTAGGTGATGCACTTAACCAACAACAGCAAGTCAATGCTGGTGATGGTAAGCCTCAAGGAGATGAAAACAAAACCAACAACAAAAAAGAAGCTTGGAAACAAAGCTTCTAAGTATCTGGAGAAAAGAGAATGTCATTAACACCTCAAGCTATTCCGGGTATGCGTGCACGTTTGCACATGCCCGAAGAAATCTTATCTTTAGCAGTCGCGGGCAATACTGCCTTAAGTGATGGGGAAGTAGCGGTACAGTCTGCGGATGGTAAAACCGTCTCTGCGGTAACTGGTGCAACTAACACAAAGTTTGGTGTAGTAGTTTTTCAGCATGTTGGTAAATCAGGAAAAAACGCCTTAGGCAAAGAAGCTTATCAAGCCAAAGACTGTGCACCCATCATGCAGATTGGGTCTATTTGGGTAAAACCTACAGCTCCTGTGATTGATATCAAAGCAAAGGTTTATGTCCGTACCGCAAACCCAACAGCACAAGCGCCACTTGGATCTCTTTCATCTGCAGCATTGGATTCAACCGAGCTGCCTAATGCTTCTTGGGAAACCATCACAGGTCCAGATGGCTTAGCAATTCTTCGATTACGTGGAGCGTAAATAATGTCAAAACAATTAGAACGGATGAAAATTCGCTTAACTGCTGTAGCCCATGGTGTTCAAGCTGCTGTAGGTGATGCATTCAATTTAGATAACTTTGCCAAGTTACTCTTAAAACTTGAATCTATTGATGAAATGACACCACAGCTTGCCGAAGCTCAAGCCTATGCAAAATATTTGCCTATTGAGTCATTAGACGGCGCAGTAATGGGATCCGCAAGTGTCTTACAGCGTAAGAAAGGTGTAGGACGTGGTAAGCGCTTCTCAGGACAAGGTAATGATGTGCCATTAGCTGAAGTGATGTATGACGAGGTGAAACTCACCGTACAGCCCGGAGTTATTGGTTACGAAATCAGTATCTTTGATGCAGCAGCAGCCTTGAAAGCTGGTATTCAGTTAGCGACCGATAAAGTTGAAGCTGCTCGTCTGGCTTATGAAAACCATATGAGTGATGTGGCATGGTTTGGAGAGCCTGAAACCGGGTTACTTGGTTTCTATAATCAGACTGGTGTAGAGGTTATTTCCTCTACGGTTGATTATGCAACAGCTACAGTTGAAGCCGTACTTGCTGATATCAATAAGGCAATTAAAGGTGCTTCAAATGCCTCTAAGTTTGATAGCAGTATTCAGCCAGATACTTTTGTAATGCCTGAGAATAAGTTTACCAATCTCGCTAGTCGTATCGTTCCAGATTCAGCAGGGAAAACCTTCCTTGAATATATTAAGGAAAAGAACACCTTTGCAATGCAAGGTAAAACTCTCACATTCACTTCTGAAAGTATGCTTGAGGGTAAAGGTGAAGGTGGTACAGACCGAAGCATTATTTATCGCCGTGATCCAAGCTGCATTACTTTCCGTTGTAATGAGCTGGAATTCTTGGCAGCTCAACCTATCAATTATGTGATGCGTACACCGGGGCACTATATGTATGAAGGTGTCTATTTAAAACGTGTCGATTCTCTCCGCTACTACGATGTTGAATAAGGAAAACTAAATATGCAAAAAATTACTTACAGCGGCTCTCAGGCCGCTTTTTCTTTTGATGGGATTCAGGTAGGTAAAGGCCAAACAGTAGAAGTCAGTACCGAGGATTTCACACGCATTTCTAAAGGGAAAGCTTTTAAGTCACTTGTTGAAAAGGGCGAACTTGATATTCAGGAAATCCCAGATGATGAGCCAAAAGAAGCAGGTAAAACTGGTGGACGTGGCGGCAAAGGTGGTAAGAAAAACGATGCAGCTAGTGACGCAGCCAAGGCAGCAGATGAAGCAGCTCTGGCCGCCGTGAAGGCTGAACTTGCAGCGCTTGAAGTAACGTTTAGTGAAGATGAAACACTTGAGCAATTACAAGCAAAGTTAGCTCAAGCTAAGGAATAAGGTGGACCTATGGACGTACAAACGTTTCGTGAAAAGTTCTCTACAGATACATCCTTGATCAATTTACCTGATGCAAAGATTCAGGATGCATTAGAAGAAGCTGATCTGGTCGTTTCTCAAATTGAGTTCGGGGCATTAAAGGAACGCGCTGTAGGTCTATATGCAGCACATATTCTTAAAGTCGGCACCGCAAGCGGCAATGGTGCCGCTTTTAGTAACGCCTCGAGCATGACAATCGCGGGCCAAAGTGTAAGTTACTCCCGGTCATCGAAAGAAGCTTTCTATGATTTAAGTATGTATGGTCAGCGCTACCTTGCCTTAAAAAATTCAATTCCAATTGATGAAGAAGGCACAAACCCTAACCGTTTAGGTGTTGGTGCTTTTGTCGTATAGGAGATACCCATGCCTTTTAAATATCAGGCACCAGAAGGTTACAAGCCAACCAAAGTCGTTATTGCTGGTCAAAACTTAGATATCAAAAACGGTGTTTTAGAATCTGATAATGACATTATCCATATTTTAAAGCCCTTAGGTTTTGAACG